TAATTGGCTATGGTGATGATTGGAAAACTCTTGGAAATGACATATAATGTTCTATGATATAGAAAAGTTAAATGAATTAGAAAAAGAACTATCTGAAAACTTAATGCATGCTGATGGTAAAACGCATGAGAAAGAATACAGACCCTTTTGGATAAATTATAGATCTGACATGCCTAAGTGTTTAATGGTTATAAGAGAGTATAGAGAAATATTAAGACAATTGGAAAGTAAAAATGAAAGTAAAACTAGTTAGTTACAGTAAACCATCTGAATTTCAATCATGGGATTCTAGAATAAAACCTCCACTAAGTTGTCAAGATCTGATAGCTTTTTGTGCAAGAGTCTCAAACCCTGGCAATCAAAACAACAGTAAAACTGCAGAGAAGTTGTTGAGATATCTTGCTAAACATAAGCATTGGTCTCCATTTGAAATGGTAAGTGCGTGTGTTGAAATAGAAACTACAAGAGATATCGCTAGGCAGTTACTAAGACACCGTAGTTTCAGTTTTCAAGAATTTAGTCAAAGGTATGCAAATCCAGTAGAGGAGTTAGAATTTGTCAAACGAGAAGCGAGAATGCAAGATGATAAGAATAGACAAAATAGTATCGAAATTGATGATAGGTCTCTCCAAGATGAGTGGGATAGAGAACAAGGAAGAGTTATCTGGATGTGCAAACAGGTTTATCAACAAGCTATCAAGAAAGGGATTGCGAAGGAAGTCGCAAGAGCGGTCTTACCTGAAGGATTAATGAAATCAAGATTATATATGAACGGTACTATTAGAAGTTGGATTCATTTTATAGAATTACGTTCAGCAAACGGTACACAAAAAGAATGCACCGAAGTTGCAATCGCATGCGCACAAGCAATATCAAAAATATTTCCAATGGCGGAGGAGTTTGTAGATGAGCAATAAGTATACACAAGATATGACAGGAACAGGCGATCATGTTGAATTACCAGAAGAACCCAAAAAAATATATGAGTCACCTGATGGCGGTAAAACCGTATATGAAAGAAATTTTGGTGAGACTGAAAGAAGATTAGTTGATGATGATCCAGAACCTGAAAGATATTACGACTGGATGCTTTGGTCTCTCAGACAAAAAAGAAAAAAAGATGAAAAAAAGTTCAATTAACTGTGTACATTCCCTAAAAAATGGTGTATAATAATACTATAAAATTAAAAATTAAGGGAGTTTAATATGTATTATGTAAATGTTTTCAAAGATGGTAGTCTTGTTGCAGCCAGTGGTTTCATACTAGAGCAAGATGCTCTAATGGAGTTGGCTAGATTCGAAAGGCCAGAAAGACAAGAGTACGTGGCCGTACTTGAAACTCCGGATCAGGAGGACAAGTAATGGGAATATTCGTAGGTAGATACGATCATATCAATACAGAAAAAGTCTGTAAAAATCGCAGTAAATCATGGGTTGGTAGGTTCAACCCTTGTAACTCAAATGATATGCAAGAATATGAAATGGTAAAATCCATCGTAAGAAACGTAAACTCATCAACTAAAGATAAATTTAGAGTTGAGAAAAAAGGCAGAAAGCCTATCAATGGTTTTGTCTATGGTGGTAACCCTAAAGGCGGAATAAGTAAAGCCACACTATGGGATGTATACATTTGGAGGAGGCATATAATATGATTATTGTTGATTACAGTGGCATTGCTTTAGCAAGTATAATAATTAATAAAACGTTTGATGAACAACTAATTCGTCATATGATTCTCAACTCCCTTAGAATGTATCGTACAAGATACAAAGAAGAGTATGGCGAATTAGTTCTTGCCGTCGATGCGTCAAATAACTGGCGCAGGACGGCTTTTCCACAGTACAAAGCAAGTAGAAAAAAGACACAGAAAGAATCATCTTTTGATTGGGGTGAAGCTTTTAGAATACTTAACGAAGTACGTGAAGAAATTGCAGAAAACTTTCCATATAAAGTAATTCGTATTGATGGTTGTGAAGCCGATGATATTATTGGTACAATTGTTACCATGAATCCGGATCCAAACAAAGATTATAATCACGAAAAAATTATGATTGTATCTTCCGATAGAGATTTCTTACAACTACAAAAATATAAATTTGTAAGGCAATACTCACCACTTCTTAAAAAAGAATTGATAGAAGAAAATCCAAGAGTGTACCTACAAACTCATATCATTAAAGGTGATAAAGGTGATGGTGTACCAAACATATTATCTGATGATAATGTATTTGTTGAAGGATTTAGACAAACACCAATCACTCAAAAGAAGATAGATAATATCATACAAGATCTTGAAGAAGGCGAATTATTATACGCAGCTTCTTGGTATCGTAACTATTGTAGGAATAAGAAACTGATTGATCTTACTGAAACGCCAGAAGACTTAAGAAAGCAAATTATAAATAGTTTCATAGACCAAGATCCAGCATCGTTATACAGCAAGAAAGGTAAAGTATTTCCTTACTTAGTTGCTAAACGTTGTAATGAATTGATTAAAAGTGTACAGGAGTTTATTTAATGAAACAGTATGTTTTTGAAGTCTTAGAAGAAATGGCTAAGCAAAGAAATAAAAATGATAAAGTTCGTATCTTAAAAGAAAATGAGTCATGGGCTTTAAAAGATATAATAAGAGGTTCCATGGATACGACAGTAAAATGGAACTTACCGGAAGGCGAACCGCCTTACAATCCATCACCGGCTCACATGCATCCGACAAACTTAACAAAACAAAATGGAAAGTTTAAATACTTTGTTAAAGGCGGACCCGGTGATAAGATGCCAAAGTATAAAAAAGAACAAATATTCATTGGAATACTCGAAGGTGTACATCCAGAAGACGCCAAGCTCGTAGTTAACATGATCAATAAAAAGAAAATCCCTGGAATATCAAAACCAGTTGTTGAAGAAGCGTTTCCAAAATTATTACAAGATTAAATTTAAATCAATTGAAAAAATATTTGTTTACAAATTATAAAAATTATGATACAATTATATTATTTAAAGGTGAAATATGAATATTTTTATACTAGATAAAGATCCGCATGTTGCTGCACAAATGCTTTGTGACAAGCACGTTCCAAAGATGATCATCGAATCTGCACAAATGCTAAGTACCGTGCATCGTATGCTTGATGGCACTCCAGAAAAGCGTAGGTCAAAGTCAGGTAAGACTATGCAAACGTATTATTCCTTTGGTGATATACGCGATGAGTTGTATTATCTTGCAGTGCACAAGTATCATCCTTGTACCACGTGGACTGCAGCAAGTCTAGCAAACTACAACTGGCACTATGCACACTTTGTTGAAATGGCCAGAGAATTTAAGTTTCGTAGAAATAAAGAACACATAACTTTTAAGAAACTTGGTCCAATATTGGCTGCTCCTCCTATAAATATACCAGATATAGGTCTTACCGAATTCGTACAAGCCATGACTCATTATCCTGATTGCATGGTTCCCGGCGATGCTGTTCAAGCATATAGAAACTATTACCATAAAGCGAAACCTTTCGCCAAGTGGGATTGGGGAAGGCCTGCACCTGACTGGTGGAAAGGATATCAAGTTGCCTAGGTATACAGTAAAGCCTTTAGAAGAAGGTGATGAATACGAAATTGAATGTAAAGCTGATGAGTTACAAGACTATCTTAAAAAACATAACTGCATCAAAGTTTTAACCTTTCCAAAGATAATATCAGGCAGAGGTAGCCTGCTGTCAAAAACAGATCAGGGGTGGAAAGACAACCTTGCAAGAATCAAAGCTGGTTCCGGTAAAGGTAACACGATTAAAACTTAGGAGAAGATATGAAATTTTTTATTATAGTATCTTTTATTATGGCAAACACGATGGCAGCTGATAGGCCTCTTTATATATTCAAGACTCCGAGCTTTGACACACAACAAGAATGCACTCAGTACGTTGAAGTCATGCATCAAAGAATATACACTCAAGCTAGTGCGTCATACAACTTTAAGCACCAGCCAGAGGCAATATTTTGTTTACCAACAGATAAAGTGAAAGAGATTTTTGAATACAATTATGAAACAGAAGATAATAAACAAAACATTTAGTCATGACAAAATTGATATCGGATATAGTGACTTGGTTAGTAAAACCACAACCAGCGGGAGAGCTTATACTCTTCCTAATGGTAGTAGTTATCCTAGTGTCACTACAGTTTTAAGCATACTTACAGAAGATGCAATACGTTCTTGGCGCGAGCGTGTAGGTGAAGAACAAGCAGATATCGTTAGTGGTAAAGCATCCAGACGTGGCACGAAAGTGCACAGTATTGTAGAAAAGTATTTAAATAATGAAGACACATCAAAATTTTTACCGCACATTCAACAAAGCCTCGAAAATCTCAAACCAGTACTTGATAACGATATTGGAACGATATTCGGTCTCGAGGTTGCTTTATATAGTGATCACTTAGGCGTGGCTGGTAGGTGCGATTGTATTGCACAATATAACGGTGTGCCTTCTATAATCGATTTTAAAACTTCAAGATACATAAAAAAGAAAGAAAAGATAAGCAACTACTTTGCACAAGGTGCTGCGTATGCAATCATGTGGGAAGAGCGAACAGGAATGGTGATACCTAATGTCGTAGTCATTATGGATGTCGATCATGAAAAGCCCTTAGTTTTTGTAGAACACAGGGATAACTATACTAAATTATTAAAGGACACAATTGATGAATATAGAACTCGCAAAATGTTCGGCCACTGACTTATCGCTGACTCAATTAATCAAACTAAGATCAGACTTTGAAGAGCTTACCAAAGGTTATAATATGACTGAAGGGTCTGATATAAATAACATAAATTGGTTTTTGAAAAATGGCCACAGGTCAAATTCTCTTCGTAATGGATTTAAAGAAGCTAAAGAAATAGCGAAGATAATAAAGGAGTATTCTGATGGCTGCACAAAAAAAACTAGAGGCAGGAAGCAAGTACGCGAGTTTTGATAAAGATGGTGATGGCATCGTTACTGATGA